CGTTGGCATGATTGTCCAGCACGCGGCGGAGGTCGGCCTCGAGCTGCTTGAAGTCCCAATTGATCTCGGCCAGCGAGGGGTCGCGCTGGGCGATGGCCTTCATGGCGCGGTTGCGGAACTGCGTGAGGTCTACAACAAAGGCGTTGATATTGCCGTCCTTCGTCGCTTGCCACTCAACGAACATCACCTCGCGGTTGATGGCCTGGGCGTCACGCACGTTGCCTTGCTTGAATAAGTCTCTGGATTTGCCCCATGCAAAGTAGCGCACCTGCATCGTCTCCCCGGCGTTGCCAATTGACTCCATGCGGCGGGCGAGTTGCTTGAGCGGCGTAGGGAATCGCGTGAGGTCGAAGCGCGCGGGCAACGTCTTGCCGGCGACAATGCGCTGGCCGTCGCGGAACCGAATGCCAAAGGTCGGGTCGTTCGGCTCCTTGGTGCCGCGGTCGATCATCTCGCGCACCTGCTGCTGGCGGGCGCGGATGAACTTGGCGCGGTCGGGGTCGTTCTTTTTGTCCTTCAGCTTGACGTTGCCGTCTTGGTCGATGAACGCCAGCTCGTTCTCGAGGCGGCCATTACCGTAGTCGCGGAACGTGACGTTCGGGTTGTTTTTGAGGTCGTTCGGATTGCCAGTGCGCGACAGCGGGGCGCCGACCGGAGCCTCATGCGCCGGGTCGTTGAGCCACTGCTGGTAGGCCGAGACGTATTGCCGGATGTTGCGGCGCATGACTGGGTCGGCGGCGAGGATCGGGTTGTCCTTGAAAAGCCTGTCGGGCGGCGCCTGCAGCTTGCCGGTCTGCGGGTCGATGGGCGCGCCTGCCGCTGCAAGTGCCCTAGCATTGGCACCGAGCACGTTTTCAGCAAAGCCAACCGGATTGAATCCCGCAGGGATGCCGCGGCGGATCTGGGCGTAGTCAATGCCAGCGGCGCGGTGCTCTTCGGCGAACACTTCATCACGCAGCCAGTCAAGGCGGTCGGCGTCACCGCGGGCCAAACCATTTTCTGTCAGCTCATTGAGGATGCTGTCTACCTCAGCCTCGCTCACGTCCATTTTCTGTCCGGGGAACTCCCGCGCATTGCGCCCAGCGACCACATTGCGGGCATACTCGCGGGCCATACCGTCAAGTTTTTCGGGGCCGTAGCGCTGGTTGATGCTGGCGCGGGCCGAGTTTTTCATCTCCGGCGACATGGCGGCGCTGGCCAGCAGGGCGTGACCGTATTCATGCGGCGCCACGTCGGTGCGGCGGGCGTCGGCGTTAAGGAAGAGGCGGGCGCGCTGACCTTCCGGTGCATGCAGGAAGTATCCCGCCGTGCCATTGCCGCCTAGCGCGCTGACGTTGGCGTCGTAGTCAAGGCCGTTGAGCGGGATGAAATCTACCGAGTCGCGGTAGAATCCCTGCATGGCCGCCATGCCAGCGAGGTCTTCAAATTTGGTATTGCGCATCAGCGCATCGATGTCGCCGCCGGCCAGCTCCACGTCGGTCAACATGCGCCCCGGCTCCTTCATGCTGTAGTAAACCTCGGCAGCGCGATCTGGCGCAGCGCGCCCTAGCTCGCCGGCATTGTTCTGCTGAATGTCCACCAGCATGCGCCCGATGTCGCTCACCGCCGCATCGCGCCTGCGCCCGCGGGCACCGGCCACACGACCAACCAATCCGCCGCCCGCGCCAAACAACACACCGGCGCCGTAGATGCCCTCAGCGGTCTGCTGGTCGCCCATTTCGCGGTAGGCTTCGGCAAAAGGGATGTTGACTAGCGGGCCAACCACCGCGCCGCGGCCAACAGCACCGGCAGTGCGCGAAGCCTGCACGATCAGCGGATTCGCCAGGCGAGCCGCCACTTGGCGCACGCGCGGGGAAAATGCTTCATTCTTGGCGATCCTTGCTGGCGTTGATTCCAGCGGGACGAGCTTGCTCGGGTTGACCAGCGCCTCGCGGATCTCCCGCGGCACCGCCGCATTGTTGGCCACCGCAGCCCGCGCCACGTCGTCCATGCCGTTGGTCGCATCGGCCGACTCGCGCATGATCATCTTTGCCGTTCCCGCCGCGCCCTCGACGCGGCGAAGCACACCGGAACCCATCTTGTACATCGGGTAGAGGCTCATCAGCGCCAGCGCTGTGTTGCGCGCCTCCTCCGGCGCTCCAGACATCACGGTCGCCACGGCACCGGCGCCACCGCCATAGGCTGCGGTTTTGGCGATCTTTGATTGCGTCTTTCGGTCCAGTGCGCCAAAGGTCATCCTCTGCACGGCGCGCGTGAACACGTCCGCACCCTTGTCGATAATGTTGGCGCTGCCGCCCGCCGCCGCCTCAGCTGCGCCCAGCGTTTTGGCGCTGAAAAGTTTTCCGAGACGCGCTGCGCCGGTCACTCTGGTCGCGGCAAAGCCCGGCGCCAAGTTCTCCGGTGCCAGTAGGATTTCTGCAGGCAGTGTGAAGCTCTGGTTAGGTTTCACGCCCAGCAGCTTCTCGTCCATGATGTCGAGGTAGGTGCTGCGGATTGCGTTTTCCTTGGCGTAAAGCTGGTAGCGGTGCTCGTCTAGGTCCGCATCAGTCACTGGCACCAAGGTCTTTCCTTCGCCAGCCATCTGGGTCAGCGGAGCCACGCCGCCGAGCGGGGAGTAGACAAACTCGCCGGTCTCCTGCACGCGATAACGCGGCTTGCCCATCGCCAAATTGTTAAGCGCTAGGACCGTCTCGGTCGTGTTCAGTGCCGTGCCCTGGGCGCCCGCCTTGGCCGAAGCCGGAGCCTGCAGCGCCGCCTCCAGCATCGGCACGCGCTTGTAGTCACGGTCAAGGGCGCCGGTCTTGATGAGCGCGTTCTCAACGACCGCAGCTAGGTTGCCGCTCTTGTCTAGCGCCATGTTCCAGTCGGCCACGCTCTGCAGAATGCCGCCGCCGATGGCCTTGGCCATCTGCCACTTGCCGGGGCGCTTGCCCTCTTCGGTCAGCTTGACCTCCAGCTCGTCCGCCTCCTTGAGCTGCTCCGGCGACAGAATGACGCGAGCATCATACTTGGCGTCCACCGCCCGCTGGTCCAACTCCTCGGGCGCCAGCTCCGGCGCGCCATACAGCGCATCGCGCACATCCAACTCCTCCGGCGTGTATTCTGCCTTGGTCTCCTGCGGCCCGTCGTAATAACTCATGGCTGCGCCCACGCCGCCCGAGATCACGTCGTAGACCGGACGCGGCGCTTGCTGCGCCTCCAGCGCATCCAGCTCCTCCGGCGTGTATTCTTCTTTAGCGGCCGGCGGCATTCGACTGCTGTGGCTGCTGCGGGGCGAGGCGGTAGACCCACTTGCCCTGCTGGTTTTGAATAAGCGTCATCGGTTGGCCGGTCACTGGATCAATGCGGGTTGGTTTGAGGTTTGGAGGAGGCTGGGAAGATTGCGGTGCAGCGGCGGCCGGTGCGGCGCCCTGCGCTTGTGGTTGTTGTGGCAGGCCTTGGGAAAGAATCTCGCGCGTGCGCTTGAAGTATTCCCGCCAGACCTGCGGCGGATCGTCGCGGCGCGGGAACATCTCCTCGAGGAACTTGCGCTCGTCGTTGGATAGCGGCTTAACGTATTTGGCCGCCTCCAGCACCTCAGTCTTGGTCGTGAAGCTAAGTTCAAACCGTTTGGCGTAGCGATCTGGGTTTTGCCACTTGTCGTATTCGTTGGCCACAAAGCTGCCAGCCGCAGGGCCGACCAGCTTGTCCAGGTCACTGTCCTCGGCGGTGTATTTGTCCATGATGCCCAAGACGCTCTGCACGCGGGCCGCCTGCTGCGCTTGCTCGCGCTGCTTGGCGGGGTCTGCATCCTTGCCCTTCTGCTGCATCTGATAAAACTCATCCAGCCACCGATTAGCATCCCGCGGATCAAGCTGCGCGGGCGTCTGCGTGTCAGGGTTGTTGTAAGAGAAGTCCGCCACGCGGTCGTAGACATAGCGCAGCGCCGGCGGCAGCTTGTCGTATTCCGCTCGGGCCTGCTCGTCGGTGAGGTTGGGGTCGTTGATCTTGTTAATGAACGACGTGTCCATCTTGGACGCCGTTGCCTCGCGCGGCGCGGGTTCCGCGCGGCGAACTTCCGGCAGCACGTCATCCACGACCTCCTGCGGCGCGGCACCGGAGTCGTTGTACATTTCGTTGTAGAAGCGATTGTCTTCGCCTGGAAATGGGCCGTTAAGCACCTCTGGCGGCACCGGCTCTTCGTTAGGGTCGAGAAAAGCGTTGGGATCGGCCACAGGGCCGCCCGGCAAGCTAGGCTCAACCCTGGGTGGAAGTTTTCGTGGGCTGCTCATGGATTGTTTGGGTTACCGAAGCGGCGCATGGCCGGAGGAACGGTGATGGCGGCGGGCGCCGGCGGCGTACTCATCGCCTGCCGCTCGCGGGCTAGTTGCTCGCGCTCGTACATGATCTCGCGCTGGTCGGTGACGCGCTGGGCTTGCAAGGCTGGAGCTTGCTCCATGCGCCCTTGGGCCATATACATATTGCTAATCTGCCCAAGCGAGGAAAACAGCGTGCTGCCAAAGCGCGCCTTCTCGCGGTCGTTCTCGAGGCTGTTCCACTGCTCAAGCATGGAGTCGCCGTCTTTGCCGAAAGCCGGCGCCACGATCTTCATCAGGTTGCCGTAGATCTTGGAGTCGCTCTTGTCCTGCTCCTTTTGGGCGTAGGCGCCAACGATGGATTCTAAGATGCTTCCACCACCGCCACCGCCACCGCCGCCGCCCGAGCGCCCGCCGCCCGACGCCATGGCCGCCCCAGCCGGCCCGCCCGCGGCAAACCCCGCCACCGCCGTGGCCGTCTGCCGCGCCTTCTCGCCCAGCTCCCGCATCAGATCAGCCTGCGTTTGCGCCGCCTGCATTGTTCCCGCCGCGATGATCTCACCGCTGCGGTCATAAACTCCTGGATTGTATTGCATAATGTTGTTCCTCTTTTTTAAGCCGCCGCCCGGGTTAATTCCCTGGCCAAAGCCTGCCCGATGATTTGCGGCTTGATCGCCAGCCGCTTCTTGCCTTGGTATTCGACCTCGGCCACCGCCTCCGGCAGCACCCGCTTCACGTCCTGAGCCATGAAGCCCTTGCGCTTCTCGTCATCGCCCTTGTAGCGATACTCGTAAACCTTCAGCCCCAGCACGCCGGACGCCTGCCCCAGCGGCTTCACGTCCGTCTTCTCCCGGCGATCCGAGAGAATGTTGCCGATCATGCTGAACATCCCCGCCTGCCGCGTGGCGCCAGCCGTTGTATTCGCCGCCTGCCGCGCCGCCTGGTTGTTCATGTAGCTGTTATACATCGACGCCTCCATGTTCGTGTTGAAGCCCGCGATGTCCGAAGCCATCCCGCTCGCGCCCTGGATCACGCCCGTGCCCGAGCCGAGGCCGCCCAAGGCGATGTTGTAGGGATTCTGCGTTGCCAAGGCATTGCTGGCATTGAGCGCCATGTTGCCGCTGGACTCGTAGGCTCCAGCCGACCGGCCCAGCAGATCGCCCGCCAGCGCCCGACGCGCTCCGAGCGTGCCCTCGATGCTCTGATTGGTGCCCAAGGCAAACGCCCGCCGTTGATCCTGCCGTTGCGTTGCGTAGCGGTCGCGGTTCAAGATTTCCGCCGCTGCGCTGCCCATGCTGGTGCCCAGCCCGCGAGCGGCAAACGCCTGCCGCGCCGACTGCGCCGCCTCGCGCTGCTGCTCCGGTGAAAGCGAGCGGCCCAACGCCAGGTCATCCTGCGCCTGCCGCCGCAGCTCGGCCTCCAGCGCCGACTCTTGGGTGTCCACCTGATCGGCCACGCCCAGCAGCCGGCCGCCCAGCATGTTGACTTGGTCGCTGCGCTCGGCGCCGCGTTGCGCCAAGGCCCGCGCCTCTTGCGCATAGGCGCTGCCGCCGATGTCGCCGGCCAGCTGCCCGTAAAATCCCCGGAGCTGCCCGAGCTGCGCCGCCGAGGCTTCCAGCCCCTGCTGCGTCACCTCGCGGGCGTTAATTGGCTTAGGCTCGGATGGTCTGTTCTTCTTCTTCTTTTTCTTAGCCATGAGGTTGTCTCCTTAGATTTGTTTTAATGAAATGATGCGCGTTGCCATGGGGTCATGCGTCAGGCGGCACGGGCGAGGAATCCGGAGAGAAACGTGCCTCCGGCGTTGACGTTCACCGTTTCTGTTCCGCCCGAAGCGTGAAACGCATACAGCTCCACATAATCCGTGGTGCCGTTTAAATAAATAACGTCACTGAAGTTCGACAGATACGTTCTTGTGTTCGTGTGAACGCCCGCCACCGCGTTCTCCCCATTTTTGTAAAGGATGGCCTGCAAGAATAGCGGAGCGTTCAACACATAAACCGATCCGCTAATTTGATAATACCCAGCAACGGTCGGGGTAAATCTGCTGCTGGCAAAATTGGAGTTTGTGTCAAAACCTTCCGTGGCAAGCGTGACTTTTGTAATCGTGTTGTTCGGCAGCGATGTCGTGCTGCTCGCATACGCCCGAAACGCCGGCCCATTCCCCACCACGTTCGCCGCCAGCTTGGCCTGCGCCACGCTTGCATCCGGCAGCGTCACAGTCTTGCTGCTCAAGTCCAGCGTAGCCGCCAGCTTGGCCGCTGTCACATTTGCGTCCAAAATCTTTGCCGTGGTGATTTCATTGTCCGCCACCACCACAGTCGGCGCCGCCGCCGAGTTAAGTTTCGCCGGCGTCACGGTCTCGCCGCTGGTCCATGTGTATCCTGCTGTTACGGTTGCCATAATTATTCTCCTTAGTTGTTAAGCTGCGTTGCGCGTCTCAGTCGGCGGCAGGCTGGGGCCTGCGGCTTCGATGCTGACGTTGCGGATCTCCGGCCGGTTGGCCGTGGTTTCAAATTGCAGTTCGCAGTAGTGCGCTTTGGCGCGAATCGGTTGCTTCAAAGTGTAGTCTTCGCTCAAGCCCGAGGTGTTCGTCTGCCCTGGGACCAGCGTGATCTCGGCATCTGGGTTGATCGTGATTGCCTTGACCGTGATGCCCGCCGTATCCGGCAGCACCACATCGGCCAGCGAGCGGACGAAACGCTTGGTCGTCATGCTGCCCATGCCGTATCGGCGGGTCTTGATGCGGCCGGCCACCACGCCGACATTGCTCCCGCTCGGCTCGTCGTCCGTCCCATCGGCCTTCTCGTCAAGCAGGTAGAGCTTGCCGGTGCGGCGGACGTTGTAGATCCGGCGGGCGTTCTGGTAGCTGCCCACCACCAGCGCATCCACTCCGATGCCGTATCGGTCGCGGCTTTCCCACTGGTCATTAAGGGCGCTCCAGATGACCACCAAGTCATTGGTGTCGTCCGTAGAGTCCAGCGTGGGGACCGCGAGGATGTAGCGGTTGCTGTGCCAGATGCCGAAGGCCCGCTGAACTTTGCTCTGGTCGATCCGCTCAAAGAGGTCGGCCACCGGATCACTGAGCGGCTTGGTGTCGCCGCGGAGCTTGAGGTCGAGCTGGGTGTCCAAGCGGTAGACACCGGCATCCGAGAGGAAGAAAACATAGCGCCCCGCCGTGACAATACTGTTGCGGGCCGAGCAGCCGATCTCGTCGGTGACCAGCTCCAGCTTGGCCACGGCAGTGTCGATGGCGAAGTCTGCTCCGTTGGTGCTGGGAAACTGCGCCAGCGTGGCCAGCCAGATGCTCTTGCGGCAGAAGACCAGCGCCGATCCCTCAACCCAAGGATGCACGGCAACGATGAAGTCTCCGCCACCGGCGCCGGTGCGGAACGATTGCCAATACGGATCGTAGAGGTCGGCGTCCAAGTAGTCCGACAGCGCAACCTGGTCGCGGCCGTCAGGGATGATCAGGCGATTCTGGATGTAGCTGGCCCAGCCGACCGAGCGCATGCGCTTGTAGGTCGGCCCTTCGGCGGGAACGCCGGCCGCAGCGCGGACGAAGCTGCCGGTGCCGGTCCAGTAGAGCGGCGGCTTGACGCGTCGAACGCGGATGTTGGCTACGGCGTGGGAGGCGGTGCCGGTCGGGACGGTGATCTCGAAAGAGTTGG